GACGGCCATCCTTTGCTAATACTGTTGCATCCCAAACATAGTCGATAAAACGACGTGCCTGCTCAGGGCGCAAAATTCCAGAAGCCGCTGAACCACTAGGGTTAACAGCGTTTGCTCCGCTTGTAGTTCCAAGAGTTGCTGTTGGAATGTTGCCCAGTGTGTCTGCTCCTGGGTTTGATACTCCACCAATTCCACCTGATGCGAAAGCACCTTGACCCTGGTAAAGTCCTGGTGTTGTTCCACCTAGATCTCCACCTGCGCCTGGCTGGTTTTTGATTATTTCTTCTGACATATTGTCACCTCCTAGTGATTTGTTCATTTGAATAGATCGGCTGTTTTGAGGAAACTACCGCCCCATAGGGATTTTTCAACCATCTCAGGCTGAGACTGGAAGATATCGCCGATATCTCCAGACTTTCGGAATGCGGTGTCTGCTTCCACAGCGTCTACTCGTTTTCCAAATTCATTAAACTCACTTGATACTGCTGCAATATCTTTTGCAACTGCTACGAATGAATCTTTTACTGTATCAACATCTACCTTTGAAGACTTAAGAAGTTCTACTTCTGCTTGTAAAGACTTTACTGTTGACACTAGATCGCTAAAGGCTGATTCTAGAGTATTCTTCATTTCAGTAACTGCATCTGCAATTACCTCTTCTGACTTAGATACTTCTGCAACTACTTCTGTTACTGTTTCAATTGCTTCAGCATCTTCTGCTTTAGCAATCTCTTCTGCTACAACTTCGTCTGTCTTGACAACATCTGTTGTCTCAACCTCTTCTGCCTTAGCAACTTCTTCAATAACTTCTGCAACTGATGCATCTGCCTCTGGAGCGACCACAACATCTTCAACTACGTCTGTCTTTTCAACTTGTGTTTTTGATTTTGTCATAGGTTGTACCTCCTGTTTAATCTTAGAAGTATTAATGCCTTTAGCACTATCAACTAAGAATTTTATCATGTCTGTCTTTTCATTATCCGTTTTTTCAACGAAACCTATATTTGCCATTTGCTCACCAGTAGTTGGACTTAACTCTGATTCATTTTCTGAAACCATTACAAGACCTGATTCCTTATCATAAAAAACATTTTCTAAAACTGTTTCATCAGCCTTGATAACATCAACGCCATCAACTTTTTCAACAGATACAATATTTGCAAACTGATTTGCTGGGGAATCTACAAGACTCAACTCAACAAGATCATACTGCTTAATAATTCTAATTGCTTTGTCTGACTTCTCGTCAAACCCATCATCCCACTTGTTCATTCTTCCACCAATTGAAAAACCTGTTAGCGTTCCATCAAGAACTTTTTCCCAAGTGTCTTGTGCGCCTTTTGAAACATAGGCTGAAACAAAAACACCATTATAAAACTTCTTTGATTCTGGATCAAAATACTTATCTGCTTTAAAAGATACCATCTTGCCTACTGCTAATGGCTGATGCATTTCTCTAATGTTCCCTCGGAATTTTGCAAATGCATCCATTGATGCTTCGGCTGTTACAATGTCATCTTGCTTATCAATGTTATCTAAAGATGCAAAACCAGAAACGACTCTTCGCTCTTTGTCTACTTTTGTAAGAGGCATTGAGAGACGCAGATTATTGCCATCGGTATCCCAATGGGCCTTGGATATATTGCTCACCATCATATTATAAGCCCCCTTTTATAGATATATCACAATGTGGACATATCAGACACTAGGGAGTTTTTCTTCCCTCTCCCTTTGGGTTTCTTCCTGCAACTGTTGAAGTGCTATCTGAATTATTATTTGTTCGTGCAGAATCTCTTGCTCTTGTTGTTGTAGCCTCTGCTGCAGTTGTTGGTTTAAGGTCTAAGACTTCATCTCCACCCTCACGCTGAGGCATATCGAGAAGGGTTCTTGCTTCGTTTGGAGTCATAATCTGATTCTTAACATATCTCTCAAGAATTTGAGACTGAGCAATTTCATCAGTAAGAGTTAGTTCATTAAAAACAAACTCAAGAATATCTGTTTTTTCACGGACAATTTTATTAATCATTTTTTCAAGTTGTCTTTGGGCTGGTCTTGCAACCTGCTCCTTAAAGGTGCGATCCTGTGCAAGTGCTGCTGCAATAGATCCAGAATCGCCACCTCCAAGTTTAGACAGTGGCACTTGATGTGCGACTAGGATGTCATCACGGTTTTGTTTACGATACTCTTTAAAAGAGCCGTCTTGTATTCCGTCTTCGATGGGATCCATTTTAAACTCTACCTTATTATTTTCGCTATCCCCTGGTAATGGAATATATAGCGTTCTGTGTGATTGCCCTCTGAGATTTGTCTGTAAGAATCGGAACATCTTATCTTCTGCGTCTCCAGAAAGTTTTGCACCTTTTAATGTTACAACGTATCTTGGTACTGCTTTGTTTGCAAAGTAATCAATATTATACTGTGAGGCAAGTGAGTCTCCGTGTAGAGAGTTAATTGCTGACATAATATCTGGTACTCCATAAAATGTATTTAGGGGAGAGTATTGTTTAAAGTGAATTATTTCATTTGGTCTAGCATCTGTTGTTAGTGGGTTTTGGTTCTTTGCTCCAAAGTTACGGAAGTAAACAATCTTATTTCCAATGATCTGAACATAGCCATCTTTAATTCTACGAACACGCATAGTTGTTGATGGGATATGTCCAACATAGCCAATTTCTCCACGAGTAGTTCTGCCGATTTCTAGATAACCATTTCCAGTTGACTGTAAATCTGTGTAAACCTTTTCCATTGTTGCTGTGAATGAGTCGTCATCATTAAGAGACTCTAACCAATCACGCATTTCAATCTTTGCTCTTTCAATTCTTTTTCTTGCTTTTTGTGTTGCGCTGTTATCTTCAGATGCTTCAAGTCTCATCATTGTTCTTTGAGAAACTTTAAACTCATATCCAAGCCCTACAATATTTTCTACTTTAGCATCAATTGCTGCGTGGTTTGCAAATGAAGTATCATAGTAGTTTGCTAATTCATAAAGGTTCCAAGGTGGTGTGATTACATCAAACATTCCGTAGCCATTTACATACACTAGGCCTGGATTTATTTCTTTTGACTGTGCTCCATCAATACCGCTTTTCCCTGCAAGTGCTGCAGTTGTGTATTGATTTGTTGGCTCAACCATTTTACTTGAAAGTCTATTTGTACGTCTTTTAAAATTTGCATCTAATCCATCAAGAGATTTTAAAGTATCCCAGTTACCACTGAAGGGGTCTGATTTTGAAAAGGTATCATCTTTCTTTATTGCTTCATCAATTCTTGCACCAATTTCATACTGATCATCTTCCATAATTATCCCTCATCTCCATATTTAGCAATTGTATCTTTTGCTGCTTGGACAGCACCTAAGTCATTAAGTGAAGGAATTAAACCAGCCTTTAATCTATCTACTTGCTCAGAATATTCTTCTTCTGTTACTCTTGTTAATCCTGGAACAAATACACATGTACCATCTCCTGGATCACCATAATGCATTGCAGTCTTTTTTAGTTCTGCCATTCTGGATATATCATTTTTATCTGAAGGAATATTAAGTACAGAACCAGTTCCATCTGTAAACCATTTTCCATTTGCCTTTTTATAGACATAAAGACCCCAGTCGTAATTCTTTTCAATTACCTGACGTCTAACATTTTTTACAATTGGTTCACCAGTTTTTGGGTTTATTAAGGAATCCATAACTATAAGTATACCACATTAGGCTGGATCGATGACTAGTTGGTTCCAATTGATGTCCGAATATGTCGTATACTTGTAGTTGCCAAAACGTAAAAGATTGCTATCGTCTACAATAATTTTATTTGTGCCCGTATAACTCTTATAAACCTCTGAAGGATTTACTCCATAGTAACTTGTTTCTGATAAAACCAGGACCTTATTCCAGTTAAAAGAGCCAGTATTCCAGAATTTCCAGTCTAGTTCGCTAGAGTTTAAGACCTTGACTCTGAACCAAGGCCTTTCTGAAACATTCTGGACCTCTTGTAGGTTAGTTGATTGATAAAATGAAATGTTGTTATATAGTAGTGGGCCTGTCAGCCTTATTGCTCCCTCAAAATATGAGAAATCTAGGCTGTCTGAGAAGTTGATACCAAGAAAGCCCCAGTCTTGTAGAGTTATGACTGGCTCTTTTACAATTTTGCCATTCCAATAAAAGCCAATACCATTTTGAACTAAACCAGTCTTTGTATCAATTGCATAAATCTTTGCTCTTCTGCCACTTGGATCGCATGCAACCATATAAAATTTTATGTATGAGCCTTTGCTTTCTACCTCAAAAATTTCTGTTGGAGCATATGGGAAGTAGTCACCATCAAATCTAACCGCAAGTTGCATAGCAATAATTTTAAAGCCATCCGCTCTACTAGTATTGATAGGAACCATGAGTCCTCTATTTATTAATGGATCATATACACCCTTTAGTTGTATTCCACTTGTCTTAGTTAAGTATAAATATGGAGATGACGCATTATATATTGAGAATGGATTATTCTTTTTAAAATCATAATAAATACCAGACTTTGTATATGGGTATATGGGTGTTCCAAATCTTGTACCAATAGGACTTGCATCTGATTCGTTTAGTGCTTGTGATGCATAAGACATTTTTTTAATATTAACATTATTGACTAATGAATTTTTTACATTAATATCTATATGAGTAACTATTGATAAATCATTAAAATCAACTCCTGATGGGGGATAG